TATCGTTTCTTGTAGATGAAAATCTAAACAACTACAAAGAGATACACGACTGGATAATAGGATTAGGTTTTCCACAGAATCACACACAGTTTGCAGACTTGCAAGCAACAGGCTCTGATAGATATCCGGGTTCTACATCAGGTGCTATTGTGCCAGAAACAAATATAGCAGTACCCCTTTCAGAGGGCGGAACATATTCAGATGCTACACTAACAGTTTTAAACAGTAAAAACATCGCCGTAACAGAAATAAGATTTCACAACATATTCCCAACAACTCTTGGCTCATTATCATATGACGTACAAGCAAGTGATGTGAATTACTTAGCTGTTACAGTAGATTTTAGTTACATGTACTATGAAATAGTGCAACTGTAACACTTGAAATACCCACTTTTTGTGGGCGTATAAATATAATCGATACACTTAAATAATGGATATAATATGACACTAGAAGAATTGCAAGAATCAGCTAACAGAGATTTAAAAATAGACGATACTGACCTAGGCACAGAATCAATAAACATACCAATACTTCACAACAAATACCTACAACACTTTAATAAGTTTTCTTTACTTTTAAAGAAGGCAGAGTACGACCATAAGGTTCTTAAACGACAGAAGTGGGAATACTACACAGGTAAATCAGACCCATCAGTTTATAAAGAGAAACCATTTGACTTGAAAATACTCAAGGCAGATGTTCATATCTATATGGATTCAGATGAAGAACTACAAAAAGCAGACCAGAAAGAAGCATATCTACGACAAGTAGTAAACTATCTTGAACAGTTGTTGCGAAGCATCAACAGTCGAAACTTTGTAATTAAAAATGCTATTGACTGGGCCAGATTTACGAGCGGCGCATTGTAGTGGATAGACATCAAGTATTTGCAACAAACATCTTTATACAAGACGATTTTCTGTTTGAAGAAACATCAGTCTATATGAAAAACTATATTCAAAGACTATGGCAAGACAGGTCTAATGATGTTAATTGGCAAACAAACCCAGATTTGCACACTAAAGTAGAATTTAAAATATTTGCAGATATGGTACTAGATACGAGTAAAGACATACTTAAAACTTTAGATTATGCAGTAGAAGATATTGCAATTACTGACATGTGGGGAAATGTACTTAAAAAGGGCGAAACGCATCCGCCACATACTCACTCAAACAATTTTCTAAGTGGTGTCTACTATTTGTATTCAGACAAGGCTGCAGGAATACAATTCTTTGACCCAAGACCATCAGCTGATGTGTTAGTGCCTAAAAAAACTAAGAAAACACACAACAATTCAAACTTATTATCATTCGCATCAAAGACAAATCGTGCCGTGTTTTTTCCGTCATGGTTACAACATTGGGTGCCACAGAATATATCAGACAAGAATCGCATTAGTATTGCGTGGAATGTACAATTGAAAGGACAAGTAGGAGAACACCATGAGTACCAATCAGCAAATTTCTGATTACATATTTTTTTATCCAGATGTTATGGATGCAGAAACTTGTAATTCAATAATCAATAGTTACGAAACAACGGCAGAGTGGAAAGACTCTACATTTGCGACTGCATATGAAAACACAGGCGACTCTAAAGTTTCAATGCAAGAATACTGGATTGGCAAACCATCACCCTATTATAAAGAACTAAATGAAGCGTTTGATTATTGTGTAGAAGATTATACACATTTTTATAATAATATCAAATCAATAGATTATACTGACTTCAGAATTAATCGATACACCCCTGGCGGGTTTATGCAAAGTCATATAGACAATATACATCACAGTCATGGTCAGAAACAAGGATATCCACATCTTACATCATTATTGTTTTTGAATGATGACTACGAAGGTGGCGAGTTTGTTCTCTGTGGCGACAAATACATGGAGAAGATACAGGGTTCTGCTGTTGTTTTTCCATCTAACTTTATGTATCCACACGAGGTAAAACAGGTGATATCAGGAAATAGATATAGTGTAATGACTTGGGTTATGTAAATGGAAACTCTGATTTTAGAGAAGAAAGACGAGGTGTATCTAACGGTTGATGCTGACCCAAGCATTCAACGAGAACTATCTGAGTTCTTCACATTCTATGTACCTGGATATAAGTTCATGCCGGCGTTTCGCAATCGTATGTGGGATGGCAAGATACGAATGTTCTCTCAGAAAACAAAAGAAATCTATTTCGGATTGTTCCCATACATCAAGGCATTTGCAGAAGAACGAGGATACAATGTTGTCTGTGGTAAAGATGTTGAAATAGAAAACAATGTGTCAAGAGATATCGTTGAAAAGTTTTCTAATAGTCTAGGTCAGAAGTTTGAGGCAAGAGATTATCAGGTCGATGCTATCTATCACAGTTTAAAATTTAATAGAGCGTTACTGTTAAGTCCCACTGCTAGTGGTAAATCATTTATCATATATTCGCTTATAAGATACTACACACACCTAATTAAAGACGACACAAACAATCGAATACTATTAATAGTGCCAACAACATCTCTTGTAGAACAGATGTATTCTGACTTTAAAGAGTATGGATGGAGTGTAGAGAAGTATTGTCATAGATTATATAGTGGATATTCAAATGTTACTGATAAAAAAGTATTGATATCAACATGGCAAAGTTTATTTCGTTTGCCAAAAGAATATTTTGACCAGTTTGGTGTTGTATTTGGTGATGAAGCACATCTGTTTAAATCAAAATCATTGACAGAGATTATGTCTAAACTGACAGATTGTAAATATAGAATTGGGTTGACAGGAACACTTGATGGTGCTCAGACACATAAACTTGTGTTAGAGGGTTTGTTTGGTGCTGTCAATAAAGTTACATCAACTAAGATATTGATGGATAAGAAACAACTATCACAACTGACTGTTCGTTGTTTGATTCTAAAACATACACCTGAACATTGTCAAGCGATTTCAAAAGGCAAGTATCAAGATGAGATTGACTATCTTGTAAGTAGTAGGTCAAGACAAAACTTTATTCGTAACCTTGCAATTAAACTTCAAGGCAATACTCTTGTATTGTTTCAACTTGTAGAGAAACATGGTAAGAATTTACACGAAATAATAAAAGAGAAGGCTGCTGATGATAGAAAAGTCTTTTATATTTTTGGTGGCGTAGAGGCTGATGAAAGAGAAACAATTCGAGGTATCGTAGAGAAAGAAAAAGATGCTATTATTGTCGCAAGTTATGGTACATTTTCTACTGGTGTCAATATTAAGAATCTACATAATATCATATTTGCAAGTCCATCTAAGAGTAGAGTGCGAAATCTACAGTCAATAGGTCGTGGGTTAAGACTTGGTGATAACAAGGTAGATGCTACATTATATGACATTGCTGATGATATGACATGGAAATCAAAAGAAAACTTTACTCTTAAACACTTTCAGGAGAGAATAAACATCTACACAGAAGAAGAATTTGATTACGAAATGCACAGCATAGACCTTAAGGACTGATAAATATAAGTATGGAAACAATAAACGAACCACAACACCCAACTGATTACAGATTAGTTAAGTTAATGGATGGAAGTCTATTAATGGGAACCATCTCTGTTGACGACCATCATATGAAAATTGTTAACCCTTTAGAGGTAACTACTATTCCTCGTATGACGGAGTATGGATTAAAAGAAGATACAACTCTATCAAGATGGATCCCGTTTACATCAGACAAAGAATTCTTTGTTACAAAAGATAAGATAGTTGTTATATCTTTGGCAAGCGTTGAGTTGGCGCACTATTATGAAGTTGTTCTAAATAAGATTGCTGATACAGATGATAGGCTTGCATTACGACCGCCACTCTCACCAGAAGAAATAGATAAGATATTAGATATTGCAGAAGATATGGATTTGCAGATTGGGTCAGAAGATGATGACCCCGACTTTGAATTGCTAAAAAAAGGCACAACAGTACACTAGGTAGCTATTAGCTTTACTGGTCTCTCACCGCATCTACATATGCGATTATACACACAATTTTGACTCGTGTCAAGCGTTTATTCCCGATAATTTAGGCTTGACATTTCTTACAAGGTATAGTATAATAACTAAC